AAGTTCACCATCTTGGATTTCACGTTGAACTGGATTATCTATAAGTATAGCTTGCCCTTGTGCAGCAGTAACATTGCCAACACTAGATGCTGTTTGCTGGGCTGCTAACACCTCTGCACGTGGGTCTGCAGTACCTTGTGCTGCTTGAGTAGATGCTAACGCACTATCTACTGCAGGAGCCGCTTGAGCAGCTTGCATTTGTGCTGCTTGTTGTTCTTGTACAGGTGCAGCTTGTGCTGTTGCAGCCATAGCGGTAGGTACAGAAACAGCACCAGTAACTGTACCAGTTGTGGGTGCAAGCATTTGTTGTTCAGCCATAGGCGTAGCAGCAGCTTGTGTTACAGCACCAGTAGGCAGTGCTGGCTGGTACATCTGACCAATTGTTGCTTGTGTTAAGTTAGGTGTAGCAGGTGTTTGTGTAGTGGCAGTTGGTGTGGTTGCTTGTTGTTGTTGCGTAACTGGGACAAACATTCCATTTTGCAAGACTTCACCTGCACCCGGTGTACCTAAATTAGCAGGTGCTTGTAGTCCACCAGATATTAAGCCACCTTCTTGATACTTTTTAACCATACCACCTTTAGCCATCTGCATAGCCTTCTGTTGGTATGTTTGCATCTGCTGTTGTTTCATAGGGTCTTGAGCAAGATAATCCTGAAAGCCTTGCATGTTACCTTGATAACCCATAGCACGTGCAATCTTCTCCATGCCACTAGGTTTAAATGCTTTAAACATTGCCATTATCTATTCCCCTGCAACACTTTATCCAGCTTATCTTCCAACCTATGAATTGCTTCCATCAGTCTATCCATGTCGTCACGTAACTCTGTCTTTGTTGCATAGTCTTCACGTGTCCTATTCACAAGGATTGTCAAGCGTTTGAGGTCATTGCTCAAGCTAACCAAGAACCATGCACCACCAGCTACGATGACACCAAGAAGCATATCAATGAGGTTGGTCATTTCCACAATCTTACCACCCTGCTGGAGTTTTGCCCACGATAGGGGCTGCGTCGATTTGTGGAAAATCCAAAGTATATGTTGTCATTTATATCACCTTTATCTTTGGATGGCTTGGGTAAATAACAGGATAAATATGCTCGACTACTATGTCTTGTTTCTCACCCTTGTTGTTTAACCCACTCATTAAAACCATTCCGTTTTCCGTTGTAGAGTTTAAAAGCCTTTCTATAAACTCTGGTTGCTGTTCTGTTGGCACATATGGCAATACTGAGCCTATACACAACACTAAATCATATTTGCCTTCAGGGTAGTCACACCTAAAATCTAACTCTGGATGACGCTGTTTCGCCGCATCGTGGATGTCGTAGCATGTGACAGGCATTGGTAGCCTAGCCTCTATGTCACCGTTTCCACATCCTACCGACAATACTGTACCACCTTTGTAAAACCTTTTGACCCTTAAAACTTGCCTACTAACGTATGCTTCATAATCAGGAAAGAAACCCTCATACGACCCATCAATCATACAGTCATAGAAGTCTGTTATTCCTTCGGATATTGCGCCTTTATTTCTGCTACATGTGCTTGCCACGCTTCCAACCCATTCTCTGTTATGTATTCAATTTGTGCAGACACATTGCCATAAGCATCATTTCTGTTCTGAAGCCACTCTGGTAAGACTGGTTCTTCTTCAATAATTGCGGCTGGTAAAGGAGATGCTGTTCGTGTTGAGCCAGTAGTAACAAACGCAGGGGCTAATCCAACCTTGGGCTTAAAGTTCCACGCCTCTTGGTCTAACTGCTCCTCAGTCATGTCTGCTGTAAGGACAATCTCAGCCCAACTCTGGTCTGGGTAACGTATTGTAGCTACTCCATTTTCAATCTTTTCTATTGTGTAATCACTCATCACCATTTCCTCATCGGACATTTCATTGATTTAATCTTGGTCTTTAGGTTCATAAAGCACCCACATTTCTTGCACTGATTGATGACTGGTCTAAGCCACTCACAGCTTTTGCATATGGCCATACGTTCTTCGCTCGTCATTATGCCGCCCCTGCAACAGTTCCTGTATTGTTCATAGTGTAAGCCGCTGTGTATATGACTGCCGCACCAGCCGCACCGCCTGATGCACCACTTGAGCCAGCAGAACCATTTGTATAATTACCATTAGCACCTGTTGAGCCAGTAGCTCCATCGCCACCAGCATTACCGTAGGTTGCGCCATCTCCGCCAGTGCCACCAGTGCCACCAGCACCGGCTGAACTACCACCGCTAGAACCCGCACCACCACCAGAGCCGTTAGCGTTAGTTTGGTTGTAACCCTGTCCTACTCCACCAGAGCCACCAGCTCCCCCAGCACCGCCAGATGTATATGAGGTTGTAGTGCATACATAGTTTGCTCTTGTGTCTCCATCCATTCCAAAACAGCAAGTAGTATAGCAAGTTAAAGTACCACCATTGTTAGCACAGGCAGGGTAGTTGTTTAATTGACAACCTGTGCCGCTTGAGAAGGTTGAAGTGCTTGTTGAGCTTCCCTGCCCACCCTGACCACCTGTACCGCCAGTACCACCACCGCCACCACCTCCAGCAATCAATCCAGAGTTGGTAACAGTAATGCCAGAAGACGCAATGCGAATGGCATTACCACCAGCACCACTAGCCGCACCACCAAATCCAATAACACTACCAGCATTAGTGATTGTTAGCGTGCCGCCCATTCCACTAGGAGCAGTAAGGGCATCAGATGAGCCTGTGCCGCCTATGGTTACGCCTGATGGTATGATAACTTCTTTAGGCACTGAACTTGCCCAGTCACTGCCAAATGTTGTTGAAAGGTCTACGTTTGTTGAGTTGCTCAGTGTCTGAAGAATCACACTAGTTGCACCATAAAAATCAGAAATACTTATCTGACCAGAAGCAGGGATGCCAGCCGCCGCACCATAGTATTCGGATAGCGATATTGGTGCAGAACCACCAAACTCACCTTGAATATCACTAAGGGATATTTGTCCACTAGTTTGTAGAGCCATTCTTTAAGTCCTCTATTTCAGCCTTTAGCTCTTTAATTGCTTCTATGAGGTATCCGACTAGATTACCGTAAGCCACAGACTTATATTCTTCAGTTCTGACTAATTCTGGTGCAACCTTTTCCATTTCTTGTGCAATCACACCTGAACCAACTTTGCCATCTTTGGTGAATGTTACACCACGCATAGCTGTAACTTTATCAAGCGCATTATTAATCGTTGTGATGTCTGATTTCAGACGTTCATCAGAGAAGGCTGTAATGTCACCTGTCGCTGTTATTGCACCAGTTACATCTGCGCCTTGTGGGTCAAGCCTTAATATTGTGGGCAGATTGACCGCAACCCCTGCTGTTGTGCTTGAGGCTAACTCAAAGTTCATATAGGCACTTGCCCCATCAACAGCAGCTTCTATTCTGTATGATGAGCCGTTTACATCAGGAATACCAGCATTATGATTAAAAGTTAAATTTGCATTACCATGACCATCATTAGTTGTAAGTGCTACAGAACCTGAACCCTCACCTGATTCAATATACCCAGAAGAATTTACATTACCTGTAATAGCACACCCTGTGGCGGTGGTGGCGAATTTCTCTACGTTGTCGTAATACAGTTTTACATCGCCATTGTTAATAAACCTAGCCATAAACTCAGTAGCAGATGGGGTTGTAATGCGAACCTCACTACCGCCAGTAACAAGAAGATTTCCTGTGCCTGAGTCTTGAATCCAGCTATTCGTCCCATCGTGATAAATCTGCAAGTCCCCAGCACCGAAGGTAGCTTTCACATTATCGCTGAAGTTTAAGTCGCCACTGGTCTTGGTATCTGCCGTATCGCTACGAAGGAATGAAGAACCCTGTTGGCCATCAAGTAAGTCAGCATCTAATCCAGTTCCTGCACCGTGGTTTCCTGCATGCCAGATACGATATGAGTTTGCACCGTAACTCCAGCCACCTACTGCAAAATCATTGATTCCTCCATCCATACCGAAATATCCAGCAACATCACCACCGACATGAAATGCTACAAACGCATCACCACCAACAGCATCATTATAAACTTCAAAAGCACCTTGTGACCCAGTTGTAGTATCTATTCCGTCCCAGTTCTGATTAGCGTTAGCCTGAAATTGAATTCTTTGGTCAACGGTATCAGAGATATCACTACGAAGGAATTGCGCACTACTTACACCATCGAGTGTGTCAGCATCCAAACCAGACCCTGCACCATCTACTGTTTTAATCAAAGTTAGTATTTCACTTGCAGTTTGGTCAGCAGTAGCACCAGCCTCAATGCCATCCAACTTTGAACCATCAGCAGATACATCACGTCCGTCTACATTACCTGCAGTAATCAAGTTGCCTACAGTTACGTTGCCAGCAGAAAAATTGCCACTTGCATCACGGGCTACAATAGTGCTTGCCGTGTTTGCAGAGGTGGCATTGGATGTAACTGTGAATGTTGCGCCTTCGCTAGAAGCAGACCCGGAGAGACCTACACCACTTACTGCGCCAGTAGCAATGTAGTTACCTGTTGTATCAGTACCTAATGCAACTGAATCTGCTGCAACAGAATTAGCCGTTGTCGCAGTTGTAGCAGTAGTAGCAGTAGTAGCATTACCAGACAAATTAGCAGTAATTGTACCAGCAGAAAAATTGCCACTTGCGTCACGAGCAACGATTGTACTTGCTGTATTTGCGTTTGTAGCATTTGAAGTTACTGTGAATGTTGCGCCTTCACCACTGGCTGAACCAGACAAACCTACACCACTTACTCCAGCAGTAGCGACATAGTTACCTGTAGTCTTTGTACCAAGTGTTACCGCATTATCAGCAATACCGCCTGTGCCGATTTGTGGGCCTTCACCTGTCGTACCATCGTGACTGTGACCTGTAGTTGCATTAAATGCAGATTGAATAGCATCAAACTCACCGTCAAGGTCAGAGGCGTTGATTACGTTCCCGTCTGCGATATTGTTGGCGGTATCATTACGAGTATAACCGTTCCCCATACTTATCTCCTAGCATTAGTCATGAACTGCAGTGTAGCAGCATCAATAGTGAATACAGCATCTGTGTTTGTTCCTGTGGTTTCATATAAGATTGACACTGTAAATCCTGAACCTATTGTTTGTACGTCATAGATTGCTTTTTGTTTTACACCAAAGAGTGATGTACCATAAATACCAGAACCGTATGTAATAGATGCTGCTGCATCACTTGACAACACAGAGTCTGGTTGTACTGAACCCGGTTGGTCAAAGTCAAACTTGAGTGAGAACTCAAGGTCAAAGTCACCATTTACGTCCAGATAAGTTGTTCCTTTGTAGATTGTCTTACGTACATTGGGGTCACCCAAAGGAACAAACGGTGTAGCAAAGGTAGCTGGAATATCAACTCCATCAAATGAGTTACCTTGCTCCATCTGATATACATACCCATCTGCATTAGCAAAGTAGATACGTTCTGCAAATCCATCATACTCACTGTATGTTACAAATGCGTTGATGCCTCGCATATCATTGAAGGCCAAACCTTCTTGCAACTGTGTAGCACCAATACCCTTTGCAGATGAATTAGCATAGCTGGTGTTATAACCAAACAAACGGTACTGGCTTTTCTCACGAATGACTGTACTTGCAAACCCATCAGGGCTACTTGTAATTAAGTCTAGTATCTCAACCTGAATAGTCTTTGTCACTGCCGCAAGACTAAAGTCACCAATACGGTCTGTTGCAGAGAATAGGCGTAGTCCATCTGGACCAAGGAATAATACGTCACCACCAATTTCTTGAATGCTGTCAGCAGCTACACAACCTAAGTCACGTGACACTGGTTGCATTACAAAATCTGCTACACTATTACCATTGATTACATTAATACTGCTTTCACTGAAGATAATCAGTTGTTCACGGAAAACAATCAAACCTGTGATTGTATCTGCAACATTAATTATACCACCGCCGTTAGCAATTGTAAAGTCATCATCTTCATATGGAGCAGAAAAAATTACTTTTTTTCCATTGCCAAGTACGATGTGGTTCTTAAAGTTAACAATAAAACTTGAACCAGAGGTATCAGCCGACAAAGATGTTAGTTGCTCAAATGTCGTACCATCAAAACGGTATGGCTTGCCTGTGTTATCTACCAGCATCAGTTTTTCTGTACCGTCAAAGTCGTACTTTAGAAAACGTACCTTGCCAGTACCACCGATTGTAACACCTGCGCTATTATAAGTAGCATTGTCTGTTACTTGTGTCCAACCAGTTCCTGATGAGAAAAACAAATCTTCGCCACGGCAAGCAAATACTTTGTCATCATACCTGTGTATCCCACGAACAACACCTGTATTAGACAGGGCGT